TTCGCAGCGTCCAGCTCTGTGACCTGCGACTCGAGGTCGGCGAGCTCAGCTCGCTTCGCCTCCAGAGTCACAGTCTCCATGTTGCATCTCTCTTTCCGAGGTAGTCCTTGACGGGACGCTGAGTGCTGCGGCTCGCGACCAGCGGAGTGTCCTGCTCGGCAGTTTCCTGCTCCTGCTCGGACGGCTCCACTTCCGGGAGTGCGGCGGCTCGTGCTAGTGCCTTCGAGAGCAGATCAGGCTGCTCGAGGGCACGTGACAGCATGTAGCTGTCAGTGAGGCTACGCATCTCTGCAGTCGCCTCGGGGTAGGCCGGAAACGTAACCGGCCCGAACTCATGTAGACGGAGCTCCTCCAGCGTTCGCTCCGGCAACCCCGCAGGGTTGTGGCGCGAAGGCTTTGCTTCCCTGTTGAACTCCTCTCTGATCACGCCGAACCGGAAGGACGCGCCGTACTGTCCCGCCCGTAGGCCGTTCAGGAGTAGCTCAGGGATACCATTCAGCAAACGAACCTCGTAGTACGCGCCAGTGTCATCCTCACGCAGCACCTCGATCGGGCCTAGCACCTGGTCGCCCAGGACGTCTCGGCCGTGATTGAACGTGACCTTGATGTCGTTCGCGCGCTCCTTCATTGTCTTCTTGAAGGCACCAGGAGCGATCCGCTCCATGAAATGCCCCTCGAAAACGGAATTGATCTCCGTCCACTCATCGAAGACAGCGAAATGTCCGGTCAGGCGAGGGCTGTCGTCCTCTCCCTCTGCGTCCCTGACCTCGAGCCTCGAGTACAGGGCTCGGACGAGGTCATCCTTCAACGGCTCCATACTGCTTCTATCGGCTCAGGTTACGGGTGCTTCTGCGGGCTTCGCGCCGTTCCCGTTCTCGTTCTTCGCGCCAGGCGGCAGCAGCTGCACCGAAGTCATGCCAGTGTGGCTGCCCTTCAGGCGGCTCAAGTCGTTCGCCATCACGGCATCCACCACGTCGTCAGGCTTGAAGCCAGCATCGATCAGGGCCTTGATGGTGCGCGCCTGCCCCTCCTCCACCTCGATCGCGTCTTTCGCGTCCTCCTGCAGGAACGCGATGTCACGGTCGTCGTACCACAACTGGCTCCCGGAGGGCGGTGGTACGATGGTGGCGAAGCTGCCGCACACGTTCCTCCACAACGTCCGCATCGTGCCGTCCGTGAAGCGGCGCCGCGCCTGCGCATAGTTGGAGTACGTAGCGGCGTCCAGGCCCTCCGCGAACCCCGCAATGATGGCGGGCACGCCACCCGCATTCGCGATCCGAGTCTCCACAGCGCCCTGAACGTTCCTGAGGTCCATCTTCTGCCAGTCCATCCCGACCACAGTTGCGTCGGCGCCGCCACCCAGGAACAGCTTCTTGTAGGCGTTCTCAATCCCCTCGTGTGTCTCACGGAACTTCTTGACCCAGGACTCGAACTGCGCCGGGTTCAGCTCTGCAGGAGGTTTCACGATCATGTTCGGGGTGCCGCCGTGCTCGATCATGCTGATCTTGTGGTCTGTGAGGCCCTTGTCCGCCATCAGTTCCCGCACGATCGGGCTCAGCCAGCTCATGCCGCGGTAATACGCGAGCGGGTCTGGCCGCGGTGCGAAATGAGCGACCTCGTCCCGGAAGAACAGCTGCTCCTCCTTCCCAGAGCCCGGGCCACCAGGCTGGTAGGAGTATCCGACGACCTCGGCGCGCCAGTCCTCGACTGTTAGCTCCTCATCCAGACTGCCGACCAAGATGCTGACCCAGTCTGGCCGGAGTCGACGCAAGCGCTGCCCGTCGCGGGCCCAGAAGCTGTTGCCTGCCAGATCCACGTCCAGGATGCAGCGTGCCAGCAGGTCTCCCGTGGTTGCGCCAGGCCATGGCTGCTCCAGCGGCTGTAGCTCCGTGCTCCCGAACAGGTTCCCAGGCCTGCCGTCCCGCAGCTGCCGGAACTTGAACGTGGCCTCCGAGAACACATCCTGCCGCACCATCATGACTGTGAACGCGGGCCCGTTCTGATGGTACGCTGCCGCTGCCAGCCCGCCGTAGCTGGTGGAGGGCTTCTCGATATTCGAGCCCATACCTGTCTGATTCAGGCGCAGGAACGGGTACGCGAGACCCTGGTACGAGAACATCGCTGCCCACTCGTCCAGTGAGATACGGGGATCCGACCTCTCCTGGAGGCCCAAGACACTACGCAGGGTGAGCTTCACGCTACTGCAATCATCGGCTCGCCCGTGAAACCGATCTCTGCGGCGGCGCTTGTGTGCACCATCGCAGCGGCCACGAGAGCGTCGATGACGCGCTGATCCTGCCGAGTCATGTCACCACGACTCGTGTGCGGGCGCTCGAACCGGCTGTCCCCTTGCGGGAGAATCCTTTGCATAGCATTCAAGGCGTGTCGTTTCAAGTCAGGGCAACCCGTGTGCCGCAGCCAGCCTTCCCGAAGAGCCTCCATGAAGAGGCTGAAGTCACGTACCGCGAACTTGTTGCTTTGCCCGCGCTCCACCACATCGCAACCCAGCTCGTCCTCGATCCATTCCGCGATGTCGCGGGCGTCCGACAAGTCCATCACGACTCGCCGGATTGGATTCAGCCGGTGGATATCGAGGATGGCTCGCTTAACCAGGTCACTGTCCAGCTGCGTACCGTCACGTGGAGGGACGAGGACTTTCGCGTCACCAAGGAGACGGAAGCGTGCATCCCGCATCCACAAGGGCACGGCTGCGGTTGTGTCGCCTTTCCAACCGAGATCGAGTCCGAGATCAATGCTTTCCCCGACTGGGATTCTCTCATCGCTGTACGCTTCCTCCCACTCGATCTCACTGATAGCGGCTAGCTCGCTCCGGGTCGGGACGTTACACGTGAACCGGCGCCAGTGCGAGTGCGTCATGGTAGGATCCTCGCGTTTCGCCTGCAGCTTATCGACCGTCAGCCAGCGCAAAGGATTCGCGGCTTTCACGATCTCCATGTCCTCTGTGTCCGCACCCTCTGGAACCGCCCACTCGTGCAGCACGATCCCTTTCGCGGCCGCACGCAAATGGCAGCCATCCCGATCAATTACCTCCGCCGCCTGCCGGATCCGTTCCCTCGTTTCCTCGAACTCCCCGCCAGGCTCTCCTGCGGTGGAGATCACGATCAGTATCGCACCCGTCTTCAGGAGCTTCCCGCGCCAGGTACGGTACAGCGCGAGGTTGCGTTGCCGGTGGAGCTCGTCGATGATCGCGATACCACGTGGAATAGCCCCATCCCCGGTTCTTTCGTCGCTCGCTCTGATTTGCGCGCGCCCACCCCGGTAGAACTTGATGCGCCGGAATCCCTCCTGGCACTCCAGCCGCGGCACCTCAGTCTTCGGCTGACGGCCCTTCGCGATCATCACCATGTCGTCCTTCAAGGCGTGCATGCGGTCGGACCGGATCACGAATCCCTCCGCTTGCGCATACAGCTCGTCTGCCTGCTCCTTCGCTGAAGCTGCGACCGGGATCCTGCATTCTGGGTAATGCTCCAGGTAGTAGAGACACAAGCCTGCCGTCAGGGTCGTTTTCGCGTTGCCTTCCGGAACCACGAACCACACAACCTGGAACAGCCCGCTGAACAGATCCTCCAGCATGTCCTCCTGGAACTCCTCAGTGTCCCACGGATCCCCGTTATCGAGCGTCAGTTCACGGGCCCAAGCTCGGAAATGAGGCACCGTGAACGGCTCAAGGTCCTGCAGGCAACCGGCGCAATCGCAGCGAACTTCAAGCATCGGGCGCGCTGAAGCGACTGAGGGCTGGTATAGCTTCGCGTGCGTAGTCCTGGTGCGGATCGAACGCAGCGTAGAGGGTTCCGTCGTTATCTCGACCGTAGAGGGTTAGGGCTGCTTCGACCGCATCAATAAGGGCGAGCGCGAGCGTTGCCTCCATCTCGAGCCCGCCATCGCCGAGGAGAGCAGCTTCTTCTGCTCGATGTCGGAGTTGGGTGAGGTTGATGGGCTCGCTCACAAGGGATCCCCCAGCGCCCACATCTTGATTTCCCGCACTCGCCGCAACGTCATGTCAGCGATCGTTTCCTCCGCCCAAGCCTGGATCTCAAGGTCGCTCATGCTCACGAAATCGTCGTCCAGCGCTGGAAGGTCAGCGTGCTCGGAGCACACCCGTTTCCGGCCACCGTCCAGTGGGAACCCGCAATACACGCAGCGCCTCACGTGGTGGTGTAGTGGTTGAGGGTTTCCTCTAGGGCTTGCAGT